AGTTCCAATATTATTGTCTAATATTAGTGTGGTAGAATTACTTACCGAACCATTTATAATAGCAGTTGCTTCATCTCGTAATCCAGATTCTAATTCAAAACTAAAAGTTTCTAAATGCTCTGTTGTGCCGTCTTCATATACAAGAAAATCACCAGCATCAGTTGAGTCTCCATCTGTTCCATTTAGAGTTATTGCACCATCAACAACAGAGACAAATCCGGTTGGAAGAGAAATATTCGACTCTGTGCTTGCAAATACAAAAGGATCACCAATCTTGTATCCAGCCCCGGCAGTATCAACAATCACATCACTAACTGAACCAGTTTTGATAGTTGAAACTTCAACGAGAGCGGAGCCATTGCCAAAATCACTATTAACAATTACTTCATCTTTTTCTGAATATAAAATGCCATCATTTGTAACTGTAGCTTTGCTCAAAAGATTTAGAACTGTAAACTCTTGTACAACATTTCTGGTAGTGGATATTCCTTGTATTATTTCATCCACAATAAAATCACCAGCTTCAACTTCAATTATAAATTCTATTATGCTAACACTGCCTTGAATAAGGGTACTTGATTCTGCAACTGTAGCTGTGGCGCCTGATGTCAGTCCAGTTATTGTTTGTCCAACTAATTCATCTCCAACTGCTGAAGATATTCCAATGGTTCTGATAATTGAACTTTTATTCCAGTTACCATCGGAAGGCCGCATCATAAATTTTCTGGGATAAATAACTTCAGAATCTAAATTTAATAAAATTCTAATAAAAAGTTTAAAACTTTCACTGGTTCCCTTTAACCTGTAGAGTTCCCGAATATTCTTTATCAGATTTCTTTTATCAATACCATCAGCTAATTTTTTAGGTATAGCATTCATAAAAGAAACACTTAGTTGATCTAAAAAATCCCATAGTGTTCTATCAGTATCGGCATAGTCTAAAAGTTGTTGAATGTTTTGAACTGGATTGCCACGATATCTTGTTACTGTTCCTTCAGCTGTCGATGTTGAGCCGACAAGAGTTTCACCAGTAATAAACTGTTGTTGTGAAGTTACAAATACTCGATTATTTCTTTGATCATCAATTAAGATTGTAGCAGTAGCACCAGAAGTGCTGCCAGTAATTGTCTCTCCAACAGAAAATTTTCCTACCGAATCTTCATATACAATCTGATTACCATCTTCATCTAGAATATATTGAACATCAAAAGTTTCTTGAATAACATTATCAACTTGAGCATCCACAAGTAATTCAGCAGCTTCCAAATACTCATAATAGTATCGAATAAATTTAGAAAACTGTGGATTTTCATCTCTAACAAAATCCGGCAATTGTCCATCAACTAATGGAGAAATTTTCGTGTTTAGAAAAGATGTAGGTGGATTGTCAAATGGTGCCATTTTAGTATCCAGATGTTGTTGTCGTATAAGATGATGTTGCTAAATCACCTGTTGAAACCGAGTTAGGATCACCAACTGATAAAGTATCAATTGTAACATTGACAACAGTATTTACTAAATCTATTTCAAGCAGTTGATTTCTAACTGGTATAATATCTGAAGAATCTGGAATAGCTGTGACTCTAATTTCAGTTGAAGTAGCATTATCAACATTTGATACTGAAATTATATTAATAGATTTTAATGTTATAACTCCATTAGTATAATCAACAGTCCCAGCAGATAAATCTACATAAGTTTTAACTCCAGCAGAGATGAAAAATCTTCTTAAATTTCCATTTCCATCATCATCAAAAAACATTTCATTTATAGTATCGCCACTAACTTTAAATCCAGTAGATGCAACAACTCCGCCTGCATCAGCATTGTGTCTAGCATGGGGATTATAAAAACTGTTATTAAAGTTTAGAATATACCCACTTGCGTCTGCAATCGTGGGTGTAAAGAATTTTCCCATAACAACTCTGGTGATATTACTAATAATTGCTGAATTTGAATCATCAATCAATCCAGTTACTTGAGAATGTCTAAAAGCATTATTAAATGATTTTAAATTACTATTATTAAAACTTGTGAGAGAATTTGTAATAATGCTCTCCAAAGAATCTGATGTTTCTGAGGTAAGATTAGAATTAAATCTTGCAGACACATCTAGTATAAGAAATACTGTATCTGGGTCAACGATAACTGGTGTGATTGAAGCAACAGTAAATGGTGCAAGGTCTGTAACCAGTCTTATTTTTTGTGAAGCAGTTAAATTAGTTCCTCTTGTAGACCTAATTGATATGAAAACTTTTCCAAACTCTTGCACAGAACTAACACCCGTTACAGGGTTAAAAGAACCACTCTCACCACCCCAAATAGATACTGCTTGTGTATTTGGATAAAATCTTTTTACAAATACTTTATAATCTTCAGCAGTAACACATCGACCTTGTGATGCAAAATCTAGAGGTGCATTGAATTTTATCGAATCAACACTTTCTGGAAGAGCACCGCCATCTGCGGCCTCAACCAGTGAAACTTGAACATCCACTACCGTATCAATAGCCGTTGCATTTGTAAATGCTGATGCTGTATTTGCATCTTTTCTATTAGTCACCACATAAGTTAATATTACAATGTTACCATCTGAAAGTGATTTTCCTAAAACACCATCACCAAAATAAACTTCAAATAATCCATTTTCAACTTCTTGTAAAAAGAAATTTGCACTTGTTGCATTGACCTGTGAAACATCTGTTGTTTTTGTATAAGTTGTGGATGAGGTATCTGTTGCAGAAGTTTGAACTGTAACTGTTAACGTAGTTGTATCTGCTCTGTTGTTAGTTAAAATAAATCTTTGATCAACATCACCTGAATCAACAATGTATTGTGTTGTGATAAATGTTCCCTCATATATGGGAATATTTAAAAACGGAATTGAAGAGCCTATACTTGCAGAAGTAAATTCAGTTATAGTAACAAACTGGTAAGAAATATCATTAACTGAAGTAGTAAATACTGTTCCAGCGGGAATTGCTCCTGTAGCTTTAACAGAATCAAACAGAGTAACATCAATAACCGCTTTTGGCGCTCTTGCTGATATAGGTTCATATCCTAAAGTTTTTGCATGAGACACTACACTTGATCGAAGTGATGAACTATCAAGAAACATCTCATTTGCAAGCATGTTCATATTAAAACCAAGGTAATGAGTATTGTATGCTAACACATCTAAAAGAACACTCATACCAGAGCCTTCAAAATTGTAATCTGTAAACTCATCTTGAGCTTCAAGAAAAAGTTTAAGATTGTTTTTAACATCATCAAAATCAAATTCTGAAACAATTAATCTTTTATCATTTGTTGCCATTATCTTAATCTCTCTAGAAACATACCTACCTCTACAAGTTCTGTGGGAGCGTTAATGATAAAAAATGTAATTGTCAACTCATAGATATTTCGGTCTAAGTCTGGTCTTGCGCTAACACTCATTAGTCTGACTCTTGGTTCAAAGTTCTCTATAACATCCTCAACTCTTTTTGTCAACATTATAGCCACGAATGGAGTCATATTTTCAAACAACATATCTCTTACACCAGAACCAATTTCTGGGTGAAAATGTTTTTCATATACATTGGTTAGTATTAAATTTCTAACAGCACGTTTTATATTTGTAATATCAGTTAATACATTCACATCACCAGTAACAGGTTTTTTGCTAAAGAAAAGATCAAGGTCACGATACTGCCGCACATTGCGTGATATATCATTTTGTCCCTGTGCGTCTGTAAATCCTGACATGATTGCTCCCTCATTTATTTATAAGAGTAAATTTTATTCTATAATCTTAAATTCTTTCACAGGTCGATATTGGTGATTATCACTATGAGCAATCTGAACTTCTGCTATCACGGCATCAATCTCCTCATACCAATAGTTTAAAAACTTATGCACTCTCGGATATTCTGGAACTATGTCTTTTGTTTGCCAAGTAAATTGTTGCAGAATGTTGTTATAGTCAGGTAACCAATATAATACATTAAGTGTAACTAATTTTTTTATTATCATACGGGCTCCGTAAAAGTTTTTTCAGCTTCAGTAAATGCTTGTTCTGACATCGTGATAAACTTTTCGGCATCAGGAGCAAGACGTACATTAATTGCATCTTCAAATTCTTTAGCAGTTCCTTCACCTCTAATAGCGGCACGGGCAAAAGAGTTCAACCTTCCAAGCTCTCCCCCAAGCACTGCCGACCGCTCTTGTTTAAAACGAAGAAAGGTTTGTTTTAAATCCAAAGACTGCTCGAAAGAGCCATTTGGATCACCTCCAAAGCGGTCATTTACTCTTTTATGATTACCATCTGAGTTATATCTCAATCGTTGTACAGTAATTTTCTTTCCATTCCTTACAACTTTTCTTGTGCCATCAGCAATTAAGTTGTGAGGATTTTCTTTTTTAAATTTAAAAAGAAGATTTTTTAATTTTTCAAATGACTTATTAACCGAATTAACGATAGAAGCAACTCTATCTTGAAGAACTTTTACTTCTGCTGGTACTTCAAGTGATTCAATTGGAGGTTTTGGGGGTGGTAAATCTTTAGCAACAACAGCTACTTCTACCTTTGCAACTTGCGGTGAGGTTGCAACTCCAGCTTTTTCTGCCTTGGCTTTAGCAACAACGTCTGCTTTATCATATTTATCTTTTGTAACTTTATCAACAGCACCACTTTCAGATGCAACAACAGTTTTAATTTCTTTAATAGTTTCTTGTGAAGCTGACTCAGCAGCACTAGTATCCGAATCTATTGAAGAATTTACAGATGTAATTTTTGCTGATGGAGTCACAAGATCAGCACCATCCTCATCTACCGGATCACCATCTGGCATTCCAGCATCATCTGGTTTTAAAGTTGGTAAACCATCTGGTCCAATCACAAAATTAGGCAGACCACCACCACACAAATCAATACCGCCAGAGAAAGCTGCTGTTGCATCACCCACAAGACTATCCAAAGAAAAACCAGCACCAGATAATGCATCACCAAATTGAGATTGAAGGTTTGCTAATGCAGATAAGCCTGAAAGACTGCCTGCAGGCAGTGCTGCCAAATTTTGTATCTCGGATATAAAACTAACATCTGGAATTGATGGAAGTTCTGGAATCAATCCTTTTATGTCTGCTTCTAAAACGCTCAATGATGCCGTTAGTTCACCTTTTAAAGCATCAATCTCACCTTCTAAAGAACCTTGAAGTGAGTCTTTAATTCCAGCAAATTGACTTGCAAGTTTATTGAATTGTTCACTTGCTCCACATAGATTTGGAACTGAAAAATCAACCATTCGTTTCTCCTATGGCAACGCTGGTGTTGTTGGATCAGTACAATCCTCATCGGATGTTCTAGTAGGATCAGTTGGACAGCTGTGGTCAACTCCAGTCGAATGTCTAGCAAAAGTATTTGCGCCAATCATAACACGTCTATCACCACTATGATCAAATTCGTTTAATCCTTTGTAGTCTACATGATATGTTGAATCAAATGTTTCATTAGCAGCACCTACTGATTGAAATTTATATGTGCTACCAGATTTAATTTTCATTTCAGCAGATGATCGAATATTTACATTAAGTCCAGCACCAATCGCAATAATACCTGTAGCTGCGATAGCGCCGCCGTCTTCATCAACGGTAGCCGGTTTGCCAACTGTCTTCAGTGACATATTATCTGTTGCATTTATTAATATATCAGCCAAAGATATTTCTGTAAGATTCTTTGTGACATTCAAATCAAAGTTGCCACCAACTATTCTTGATTCGTTGCCACCAATCGTAACATCAAAATCTCTTGCACCGTCTTTTGCGCTACCCACTCTTCCCTTGACACCCTGTCTTACATCAAAAGCGTGACTTCCTACAATTTCCTCTTCACGATTACCGCCACCCTTCGCTTCACCTCTAGCACCAACTCGTATTCTTTGGTTCTTATGAATCTTGGTATACATATCACCTTCAACTTCTAGAACATAATCTCCTTGGATGAGTTCATTCTTGTTTCCCTTAACAGTTACATTGAGGTCACCTTCTATCAGTATGCTTTTATCTTTAATAATAATCTCATAGCAATCACCAACAACCTTTACAACCTTTTCTCCTTTAGGATGTATCTCGGTAAATGTTCCAGTAATATGCTGTTGCAATAATCTTGCGCCGCCGGGAGTATCATCTATTTCATGAATGTGACCAATTTCACTTTCATGCACATGATTAAAGGGATAGGCAGTTGGAGCATTTGATTTTGCATCTGGTTCATTCCATGTCTTTCGTTCATCCTTTGCACCGCCTGGTTGAACGCCAGTTGCAAGATGAGGTTTCGTTGAAATAGGAACTGATAGTTGTTGCATCCCTCTTCTTTTGACAAGAGAGGGGTGTGTTTCGCCAATTGAACCACGAATTAATCTATTTGTGTCCGGTTCATTCAATGTTTTGGGATATATTCCAATTGGATCACTAAATCCTTTTTCTGTGTCAGCTGGATCTACAGGCATACCGGGAATTGAACCCAATATCATTGGTTGCTGCATTGTTCCGGCATCTAAAAAGAAACCAATGACATGCGTTCCCTCAACTAAAAAGGAAGGTGTATTTCCCATTCCAGCCATAGAGGGAGTGTCCGTTGGAGCCATGACTTGTGCCCACGGTAAGTCTTCTGTTGGAAGTGCTTCTAAATCATCTGTGTGTAAACCAATACACCTGACACGAACTCTTCCGGCTTTTTCGGGATCGTGTCTATCTTCAACAACCCCAGCAAACCATTGAAAACCATCCATGCCCATAAAATCTTGTGTCATTATAATCCTCACATATATGTGTAACTATTTATAAGGATTAATGTAGGTCAGGGTCTCGGCCTAATCCAGCTGGCAGGTCATATTTTTCTATTCTTACTACTTTGCCCTGTTCATTTAGAATCTCCATCACTGTGATCGCATCATTGTAAGACAAACCTTCTTCCAAGATTTGCTCTTCGATTACTCGATATTTAATCATGGTTTTATATTTAGGTAATAACTTCATCCAGTGTGATAAAATCAGT